GTTTCCACTGAGTCTCCGAACTCAGAGCAGCCAGACTGCTGGAGTCGATGATGTTGGTGGAAGCAGTGCTGCCATTAGCGATAGCGCTATTGGAGCCGGTGAGAGAAACACCGAATTGACCAGAAACGACAGTGCCGTTATCTAACAGACCTTCGCCCACAGCGGGAACAAGGGTCAATTCAGGGGTAGTGTCAGCATTGGTAACGCCAGAGCTAACAAGGTCACCACCGCTGAGACGCAGAGATGCGCGATAGACGTAAGCAGAAGCCGGAACTTTGATGCCATCGGTAATGTCAGCCCGGACATCCTTGTGGAAGTCAGGAGAAGGAACAATAACGTCAGCGTTCAGGAACGGCTGCTCAGCACTGTTTTGACCAGAGCCATAAGGTCTGGTGTAGTAGCTCATCTGGTTAGACGTGCCTAGAGCTTGATAGCTCATGTCCACGTAACCAACGGCCTGTTGTGCAATCCAGCCAGGCTGGAAAATCACACCGACAGGGCCGCCGACGGGCTGGTTGGTCAGATTAGTATCGACGCCGTTGGCGTTCTGATACTGAATCGTTTTTTCTTCGTGCCAGAAACGAAGAACGTTGGTGTAGTTGCCAGGATAGATCTTGGCGACGTGGAGCTGGTTAGAGTTGATTGCCATTGTTAGTTACCTCCTCAAGCGTCGAAAGAGTAACCAACGGAAACGAAGTCTGCATTAAGCAGTTCGAATCCTGCATACAACGACCAGATCATCTGAATGAAACGACTGAAATCGTCGTTGTTGTTCAGGAGCACCTGAGCGTTGTTGCCACCGATGCCGACGCCGACAGATTGTGGGCCGAAGAAGATACCGATCGCAGCATTGTAATCCTGCGTAGTACCAGCGATGGTAGCGTTTTGTGTCTGAGAAGGCATATTAGTGGATTCGAAGAATCGCACGCCCTCGAAGACAAATCCCGTAGGCATAATCGGCTCACCAGCAACGAAGCTGGCTTGACCGAATCCCTGACCCATGTAGATAGCAGCGTTAGGCTGCATAGCTGACATGAGGGGATTGATTTGACCGTTACCGGGGTAGCGGGCCACCTCACGGAAGTCACTGTTCTGACGCAAGTGCATCAAGAAAGTGGGGTCACAGACACAACGATAGAAACCGTCCTGGTAGGTCGGAGTGTTGCGCTTACGCAAGGATTTAACCACACGGAGGAGGTCATCCTTAACGTCAAACTTGGCCTGCTCGGCGTTGGTGTAAGTCAGAGCACCGGTAGCCAGGTCTCCAGGGAAGTAGTAACCACCCTGTGAGTCAGAAGACTGACCCTTGGAAACAGATTTCAGGAGTTCGTTGATGAACACCCGGTCACGCCAACGACGATAGTCATCGAGCAGAGTCAAACTGCCGATGGACTGGTGGAAGGTTGTCAGGTTGCCTGTATCTAGCAGCAGACGCTGCGCAGTAATCAGGGTTTCCCGAGCAATCTTGAAGGTGGAAGGCTGAGTCGGATCATTCGGATCTGCAGGTCCCGTATATTCACGGAGTGTCACCAAGACCTTGTCTTTAACGATGTTCCGGCTGTTGGCCGTACCGATCGTCTGCTCAGCAGTCCGCTCGCGGGACTCTTTGGAGCCAGGGTTTCCGAAGAACCGGTAACGGTCAAGCTGAACCGTCTGACCAGGCTGTTTAGAAAAGTCATGAACAACGACGGGCTCAGCCGCCATTTCCACGATGTAAGCCGGGTGAGGCCGATATAACTCGGCACCGAGAATCTTCGGAAAATCATTATCGATGAACATCGATAAGTTCCGTAGAAACTACTTTGTAATCATAAAGGAAATTTATAAAAGTCAGTATGTAAATGTTGCGTTTTTAGCGTTAAATATTTTTTTGATTCGAGCTGTTAACGCTTGAGCTAAATGTTCGAATCATGCCTCGTACGCCCTCTCCAAGTACACCATATGCAGCAGCGTAATTAGGAACATATGTAGAAGCTCTTCCTCGGTACATTCCCCTGATTACACCATCCATTGTTCCAGGAACGTCCGATCTTTCGGCAGACGCAAAAGTTTGACAATATACCGGTGGTGCATACTCCCAGTTAGCTCTACTTTCTCCCGAAACAGCCGTGTTATAAAGTATCGGATAACCTCCACGAGGGTAAGTACCTGCACCTCCTGTCGAACCTTTACTATCGTCATTACCAAAGGGCGTGTTGAACGGGCTGTAAAGCTGTGTAGAAGGGTGTGCTCCATTCCAGTACGTATAAGCTCCGATACTTTTCACACCAGGAATAGGACCAAACGCAGTCTGAACTGTTGCGTTTGCAGTACTAATCATTGCCTGACGACGATAACCGTTGTAAACAGTTAGTACACCAGATGCATGTTGTTCATAGTTGTCATAGTTAGTCCAATAACCGCTAATTGTTGGAGGTACAGCCCGCCAATCAGTGTTTTGATAAGAAGTAGTTTCAATCCCAAAATCAAATGGAAAAGCTTGAGCAGGTCCAGGTGTTACCACCCCAAAATTTGCACCAGGTTGAGTAAGTGCTACGTAAGTCTGTTGTTGCCCTGAAGCATAAACATATCCACTCGATGTTAAAATATAAGTATCTGTAAGATCTAAATCATTAGAGGTCCTCTGAGGACCAGATTGAATCTGATGATAAATATTTTTGTCATAACGCCAATTTGTTAAAGCAGCGTAAGTCATACTTTTTACCTGTTTCTTTTACTCTAAATCGATTTATTATTAAAAAAGATTTAGAGGATTTATGCTCGATAAGATCCTCGATGTAGTAATAATAGATTGCGACATTGCCGGAGGATCTGTGGCAGGTTCTGTTAGTGAGTCCATAGTTCACCCCAAAAAAGGTAAAAATATTTTTTTTCACTTTACAAGAGCACTTCTTGTAGGTTGGTCCCTTGCTGTTTTTGTATCCCCTGCAGTATCAGAAAAATTTCAACTCAGTAAGTCTGAGTCAGTAGCTTTTGCGTTTATAGGAGGTTATTGCGGGATAAAAATTTTAAGTACTGCTGAAAAAGTTATTGAAAAAAAGATCGCCGCACAGTCTAAAGATTAATATTTTCATCAAAGGTCTTTTGTGTCGCTGCAGGTTGCTGTTCTTCAATTGGTTCGCGGACGGTTGCCCAGGCTGATTGCCTGATATGAGAAGACCTGCGTCGACCGTCTTTACGACGAGGTTCATGACGACGAGGTTCCTTACGGCGATTCATAATTAAAATCTTTTCCCAAGTTTAAACAAAAAAAGACCCTGCCAGCGTGAGGAGACTGACAGGGTAGGCTCTCTTCCTTTCTGAATATAATCAGGAAGGCTCCATAAACAACAATTTGCTCCGTAAAGCTTCAGGTTGCATGGAACTAAGGACGCGCCAAGCATTCTCTGGGGAACGGCTCATCACTTCACCAAACTGCTCCCAGGTTTGACCGTTAGGAACACCAGCTTGACCAGCTGATCCTACGGGAGGAGCAGGCATGTCGTACTGTTGTTGATAAACAGCGTTGGGATCGTACTGGGTGTCGTAATCGAAAGCATCTCCGATATCGACAGGAACCACTTCGGTAAAGTACCGATCGGTGTAGTCAGCCAGATGGTCAGGATCCGTCAGGATATGTTCCATGCTGGAAGCAAGCTCGACCATTTGGTCAGTTTTTTGAGCTTGCTCGACAAGCATGTCTTCCAGAGCACACGCGTAAGCGTTTAAAATGCCAGGAGCCTCAATACCAAAGTTACGAACGACCTCGGCGCTTGCCTCGCTTAGGCTCTTGTCCGTAGAACCCTGATAAGAAGTCTGGGTCTGTGAGACGTTGGTAGGCGAGGTCTGCTGAACCGGCTGTTGGTAAGCCCAAGGCTGGACCTGAGAAGGCTGACTGATCTGTGTTGTAGCCTGCTGTGGTACCTGGGTCTGATACGGTGCTGCCTGGTTGAGGGATGGTGCCTGGGAGGCTAGCACCCGCTCCAGGGAACCCATCGCTGCTTCCCAAGGGTTGCTCGGGGAGGAGTTGTACGTTGACGGGTTGTACTGGGGATTGATAGAAGGATCCGAAGCCGGTGCCACCTGGGACGGCGGTTGGGCTGTAGGAACCGAAGCTACCGCTGGGGTAGCGCCTTGGACCACCCACTGCTGCGGAGAGGCGGTCGTTGAGCCCTGGTCGCTGATTACCGCCGGGGCTGCCGCCGGGGAGACCGGGCTCGGGGTCGAAGCTTGGATCTGCTGGCTCATAGCTACCCGAGTAAGTTAGTTCTTCCGCAAGGTGATCGAATGTCCTGTAAAGGAGCGGAGTGATATTCAGTCTAGGATCAGCCGCTAAAGGTTGATCAGGCGCAAGAGGATGCGGAGACTGCAACATCTGGTTTAATAATACCAGGAACTGCTGCATTGACGACTGAACTTGTCCAACCATTCTGAAAGGAAATCCTTTCAACATTTCGGCACGTTCAGACTCATTTTTATCAGGAAAAAGATATTTAAGAGCTTCTACGCTCTCAACACCTAATTCCTGCATATTGCGGACGACCATTGATTTTTGTAGGACGTCATAAGCAGTGTCTTCGTAGACATCACCCTGGTATCTGTAGCTGACATTACGGTCACCATCTTCTGGTAGACCGATAACACCACGAGGCACTTTATTTTCAACAAGTGCCTTCTGCATTTCTTGTTTAACCTTGGTTTCGAACCGAATCAAAGCCTTGCGGAACTTTTCATACGATTCTTCAGTTACGTTTTCAGGTTCTTTAGGTTCTTTTAAGTTAAGAGCTGCGATAAATGACTCACGGAAAACTTGTTCTTGGTGATAAATCATCATTTCCAAGAGCGCACAGAATCCGTAAGTCAAAAAGCTCTTATTTTTCCTTGTTGCAGTCGCTTGAGCACGACCCATCAAGCCTTTAATTTCTGTAGCAGTCGCACCTGCCGAAATAGAGATTTCATCAACTCCGCCAAGCGCTGTGCGAATTTCTTCACGTAAAAGAAGCGAATAACGGTTCATGTCACCGCTAATCGGGTCTGGAGTCATGTAACCGACTCGATCAGAGGGTTCGACATTGGCAATTATGCGTGGAACACGCAAACCACCACCCATTGCAGAGCCAAAAGGTTCGCTAACGCGCGTTGAAGGTGTATTTTGACCCGCAAAACCAGACTGTGAGCTGATTGTGGGTCTAAAAGTGCTTCCAGAATCCGACGCTTCGACTAAATCCGAGCGCGGACGACTGGAAATAAGTGTTGGGTTACCAAAAAACTCAATATTTTTGGAAATATTTCGGAGCATCTGATCATGAAGCACAATTTGCTCCATAAAGGGGTCAAAATCACCCTCTCCTTCTGTACCACTGGCGTTTGGTTTATTTAAAACCTCAACAGCAGGGACAAATCCAAGCTGATTAGGTCTTTTTCGATCTGCAGTAAGTATCCCGCCAGGCTCAAGCTCAAAACTAAGCTCAGTGTCTGACTCGTTTTCAGTAATTTCATCAGCAGTAATGCTTAAACGTACATAACGTTTGTTTTGGCCGTAAACATCACTCGGTAAACCAAGATTATTGTTCTTTACCTTGTAATCGTAAAGAATAACGACTTCATCAATTTGTCCGTTTGCATCGTGATAAACACGATATTGTTTTTTATTGAAAAAATAAATTTGATATTTTAATTTCGGGTCCGGACGAAAGTAAAAAAGTCCAGAACCATCAATTAAAAAATTTCTAATAATCGCAGGAAATCTTATATCAAGACGATTAAGTTCAATTACGTCATGAATAAACTTAGTTCTACTTTTAAAAGTATCCTGATCACAATAAAAAGACAGACCTTTCTTAATCATTAAGAGGGTCATTTGTTGTAGGTGGCTTAAAACCACCATCGTCGCAGCTTGATTTGAACGATCTTGAGACCGAGCAGCCTCAAGGATCTCTTCAAACTGATTACGGATGTCAACAGAAGCTGTCATTACTTATTAGACCTCAGAACCATCAGGCAAGAGGTAGTTCCGTACTCGCTCTATTCTAAGGGCTGCTTCTGGAAGTTTTGAAACTGGGTAAGACGTAATTAAGTGATCTTTACGTCCTAGCATGTCTGTATTACCTTCTTCTGGTACAAAGTCATCACATAGTTTTTGTACTTCTGGTTTATCCCAAATATAATACTCAGCTATATTTCGTAGTTTTGTCTTACGACGCTTACTGTCACCCATCCAGCTAAAGTGCCAACCAGCGTCCCTATTACCCACATACCAGTTATTTGTGGTCGCCCTCAATGACGAAAGCGTCCCAAAATCTTTGAGCTGACCGACTGTCGAAACAACGCCACATCGCCAATCGAACTTTATTTCTTCAGGTGAAATAAGCTGACGATCAGCTCTTCCATAGTGCATTGACATTGATAACCTTACAGTTTTATCACAGTGAGTATCTACTGCTTCTTTAATTTCTGTAAGCTTGGACGGGTTTGCAATTTCGTCGCAGTCGCTGCAAATAAAATAAGTGTCGTCTGGCATCATAAAAAGACCGACACTCAAAGCGTCACGCTGACCTCGTTCTCTTACCCATGGATCAGGAGCTTCTTCGTATGGAGGTAGTTCTACGTGCAGAACTTGAATCTTGTCCTCAGGCAGCCCTAGTTCCTTAATAGTTTCAACGCATGAAAACTCTTTAGGATCGCCCCTGTGAGTGCGATTTGCGTCTGTAATTAAAAATCCATCTACATAATCTTTCAGAGTTTCTACACGAAGCTCAAGAATCTCTTTCTCGTTAAAATAAGGAAAGCAATCGATCAGCACTGTATTTAAGCTAAGTAGCAGTATGCTACCTTAATCTCAATTCATAGCATCCGCCTGAAAACGTTTTTTACTCTGTTTAAGAAGAAAGTTTTTCATATCTTCTGTGTCTTGGTCTTCTGGGGGAGTAGATATCGTTTCGAACTGAGCAGCCCCGTCATTAGTTGAAGGCATTTCTGGTGGGGTAGGACCGCCTGGTTCCTGATTGAAACTGCTTTGTTCGGTAAATTCAAAATCTTGAGTGACGGGCTGATCTTGTGCTCTTTGTTTATTCGCAGCACCAACCGCCTGGGCGTACCTTTTGGCAAGGATATTACCAAATTCTTGAAAATCACTCATTAGTACAATACGACTACGCCGTTAACAGATCCTCCACTTAATGTTACGGCACCCCAGTCCAGTTGCATATCACCAGCAATATTTTCCACATGGATAAATTCGTTTACAGCCATGTCATTTAGACGGACGTAAAAATCATCTTTTGCGGATGAGTTTTTTGATTCGACAAACAAAGCCCTACAGGTACCAAAGGTTGTCTCTCCATCAGAAGGCGTCCAGACAAACCCACTGCACATCGGAAGCTTAGAAGTTTGTCCGTATACCGACCCAAAAGCGCGGATGTCCATGAACGATTATTTTTTTTTCAGTCTAACGTGCTTATTTCAATAAGTTTATTCAAGTACCACTGGGCTTTTTTCAGGTCCTCTACTCCGTTTTTGTGTTGGAATCGCCAGAGGTACTTAAAACAAGAAAGATGGCAAAAAGATTTTACGCCTTCAATGCCTGCAGCAGACATCATCGCGTCGATACACTCAATCTCACCCTGTGAGTAATGTGCGGGGTGGTTTACTGCTTCCATTAAGTCAAAAACATGTTTTCGGTATGAATCGTATCTGATTCTTCGTATAAATCAGGCGAATATTTAACATCAAGATGTCTCACTAAACCACATGTGTGGATTTTGACTGAGTTACCGAACTTAACTAAAGGCACAACTCGACGATGTTCTTGATTTGGCTTTAGTCCCTCAAAAGCTAAACCCATAGAACTTCGATCAGCAATCGGCCAGTTACGTTTGCCAACGACACGGTGACTCAGTTGGGGATGACAGCTCTCACTTGTAATATATTTTTCGGCGTCTTCTTGATCAAGAATCATTAAACCTGCGTAAGGGTTACCAAGGGACGTAAAACCAAGAAAATTTTTGTCGTTCGGCGTCAAAATTGTTTGACATTTGTAAGGTGTTTTTCCCCAAACGTCAGGGGTAAGTTTATTTAAATTCCACTTTTTGTAATTATCAAAAGGTATATCAAGATTTTCATATTCCTCGTATCGGCAAAAACCAGGTTCAAGATTTAATGGTTTGAGTAAATCTTTATAATCGCGCCAATAAATAAACTGCTTAGACCCAAAAAACATATCATTTTCTGTATACATATAAAAGTCATATTTTTTATCTCTTACAGCTTTTGCAAAACTTGCTTTATGAGCCCAACAAAGCGCAAAACCAACATAAGACTCATCCGCGACACTAAAACTGACTTGATTTAAATGAACATGTCCTCCAACAATGAGTGAAAATTCATCTAGGTCGTAGGCATGTTCATGGTCAATAAAGAACTCTACGTAAACCTTTAGAGGGAGAGTTTCGTAAGCTCTTAAAACTGCAAGAATTTTCTCTATACGAGAAAGAGGGTTGTGCGCTGTGATCGCTATATAAATAGATTGCATCAGAACTCGACGTTGTAGTTGCCTCTTCGTTGTAGGTAGTTGATCAAGTGTGTGTAAGCATCAAGCAAGTCATCATGCGACGTTGCACCCACGTTTATGATCTGATCCATTAAAGCATCGAATTTACGATATTTATTAAAGGTGACTTTTTTGTTTTCTAAAATTCCAAGAGTGCCTCGAAATCTGGCAATTTTGTCGCCCCTAAAGCCTTTTACCTCGTGAATATTAAGATTGCTCAGCCCTCGCTCGACAAGAAGCACACGCTTTAAATCTGCCGCTAAGGAAGCTTGATATGCGACTGCTTCTACAACAAGTGTGACTGTTGAATAAGTCGGAAAATACTGATCATCTTGTAACTCTAGTATTCCCCATTCGACAAGCATGTCGCACAATAAGTCAATTTTTTCTAAGTTTCCAATTGACCTGACTTGATGAGAATCGATTATAAAATACTTATCTTTTAACCGTCCTCCTAGTACAAAAGCTGTGTAGTCAGAAGTCTCATTCTTACTAGCTGATAAGTCGATACCGACTGCAAGTGAATCAAATTCAGTTTCAACTTCACCTTTAACCAGAAGATCAGGTGAAAGCACTAAATCAGATGTCATTACCGGCTGCTGCTGGTACTGGTAAGCAAATGCAACAGGATCAAGCTCTTTTTGACTCATTAGGTAACTAACAGACCACTGCTCAGGCCAATAACTGATTGGTTCGCCTTGTTTGTCATAAGTAAGTGCTTCTTGAGACACCTGTTTCCAGCCTTTTTTTGGAGTGAACATGGTTTTGTGGATATCCAAAGGGTGGAATCTGGTGCCTAGACAGATCGAACGTCCACCCTCGAAGACAATCGGAGCGATAACTGACGACCAGTTGTTATTCATTTCTTCCCGCACAGCTGGGTTTTTAATGTCGGAGCTTGATTTGATGGGGTCATCCACGATGACGAGGTGTGCCCTTTTCGATGTAATAGAACCCCGAAGACCCGCCGCACGGAGCGTAAATTCTTCATCACCGATTCTGTCAATACCTGCATAGTCAAAATCAATAGACCAACCAATATCGCTCTGCATACCTGCCTTGAGCTTTACTTTTGGAAATATTTTCTTGAAAGTAGATGAGTCAATAATTTGTTTGATAATTCGACTTTTGGGTATGGCAGTAGCGATGTTATATGAACAATAGATAATCTGGAGTGGACGTTGTGCAGTTGTGTGCTTTCCAATAACCCAGGCTGTAAACAAGTTGAGAACGGTTGACTTTGCAGAACCACGCGGGCTCAAAATATCAAGGTTTGGCCCAGCTATATCAATAAGGTATTTATTGCTTTCTCCCGTAATTAATTCTTGGTGCCATTCCAGCATATGTTTAGCTGGAGGTTTATCAAGAAGCGTACAGAATGTCAAGAAATCATTTTGAGCGCGGTGAAAGACACTATCTATTACAGAATCATTACTATCGATAGCTTTTTGCGCTCTTGCCTTAAGAGCACGTCGATATGCGTAAGTTTCTCTACTAGGCATTTTCTTAAAACTGCTCGTATACTGTTAGCGAAATTCTAACTCTGCATGGCGAAGATACTTTGGTACGGCGATGCTGTTTCAAATACCGGCTTTGCTCGTGTAACACACAGTGTTCTAGACTACTTAAAAAAAGATCATGAAGTTGTAGTCTACGGAATTAATTATCAAGGAGATCCTCACGACTACCCCTTCAAAATTTATCCAGCCTCAGCTCACAACCAAGGAGATCGTTTTGGGGTGGGACGTATTCAACAGATTGTTGAAAAAGAAAAACCTGACTTTTTTATCTGTCTAAATGACATTTGGATTTGCAACCAAATCTGGGAACGAATTCATTTTCTTAAAGCTCAGTTTGATTTCAAATTTATTGCATATTTTCCTACTGATTCTGAGTGGTATCCGTTACCCATGCTTCGGTACATTAAAGACTGGGATTTTGCGATTACTTTCACAATAGAACAAGCCCAACGCTTAATGGCTCACGGGGTTCAAGCTAAAAAAATGGGCGTCGTGCCTCACGGTTTAGATCGAGATAAGTTCTACGAAATTGATCAAAATGAAGCTCGTAAACGACTTGGTCTTCCTAAAGACAAATTTATTGTCTTTAACGGAAATCGAAACCAACCACGTAAATGCATTGATCAGACGATTAAGACGTTCGCTGAGTTCTGCGTAGGTAAAGAAGACGTTCTTCTTTATCTGAATATGGCTGAAAAAGATCTAGGTTGGCACGTCAAAGAGCTCTTGGAAACTGAGCTGCGTAGACGTGGTATAGATCCGACTCAAAAAGTAGCGATGACACCAAACATGAATTATCATGCTGCGCCTCCTGACGAACAGCTTAATCTTATTTATAACGCTTGCGATGTTGGCCTCAACACTGCAAACGGTGAGGGTTGGGGCTTAGTTCCTTTTGAGCACGCTATGTGTCGTAAGGCTCAAGTTGTGCCTAATCACACTTCTTGTAAAGATATTTGGGACGGAAGTGGTTTGTTAATTAATATCGGAGCTTGGGTAAACGACAAAGATCTTAACGTTGAGCGTGGCATTATCGATTACAAGCACGCTGCAGAACTTTTGACCCGACTATACGAGGACGAAACTTTCCGCAAAAAAGTTGCAGACGATTGCTACAACGTTACTCAAAACCCTCAGTACCGATGGGAAGCGGTCGCTGAAGGTTTTGCAAAAGCCATGGAGGTGCTCAAGTGACCCAGCAAACTCGTTACGATACTACCCTCAGTTACGTAGAGCATCCAGTCGACATTCGTTCTGCAACTGGATACCCCACGGTTTATCAACAAGCCTCTGATATTGGCGGCACATTTACACGTATTAAATACGGTCTTCCTGATCAGACAGTCGCTAACTTTAGCCCCTGTTTAATTTCGCACCAGGGACATCGCTTAATTACTTGGAGGAATCAACCAGAAGCTTTTACATTCAGGCACGACTCCAAATACTTTTACTACAACAACACTCCTACGGAGGTTTATGTCGGTGAGTTGATCGGAGACGAAACCATCATTGGTGCGAAAAAAATTCGTGAAAAACCTCATCGATTGAGTTACGAAGATCCACGTCTTTTTGTCGCTCCAGATGACAATCTTTACCTACAGTTCATCACGAGTTCTTACGCAAGTAAGTACGACTCATCCAAACACAAGATGGTTAATCAACCAAAAGTGTGTGTGGGTCGTGTAGACGACTTTGGAAAAGTTGTGGACTGTGTTTATCCACCAGCTGGCGATAATCTTGCTGAAGGTAAACCTGAGAAGAACTGGTGTTTCTTCAGCGAAGATAAAAGTCTTCGTTTGTTGTACTCAACAATTCCTCTTACGATCAAAACTCCTGGACAGCCTGATAAAACTATCGATTCGAGTAGCTTGAAAAAGGTTACTGGAGAGTATCCAACTTTTAATTCTACATCACCGATTAAAATTGGCAACGAATGGCTAGTATTTTTTCACTGGAAATATATGGCCTACGACAGCAAGCATCAAATTTCATACCTTCTGTATCATTTAGGGGCTTATACACTTGACGAAAATTTTACAAAAATTACTCGTCAGTGTACTGAAGCTTTATTTAGTGGCTCTACAAATGATCGTTTGATCTGGTGGACAGACGTCACGGGTCGTCCGATCTCAAAACAACCTGCTTGTGTGTTGCCTTTTGGCGGTATCTACAACGAAGAAAATGACGAGATTGAATTAGCTTTGGGTGTCAACGACTCCTTTATGGGCATCTTCAAGTGCCCCCTCGTTAACATCCTCGCTCTCCTGGAGCCCATTGAAGTAGGCACAGATAAGATCTCTTAGTTCGTTATAACGTATATACCAGTCGGGTATAAGTCCATAATGGGGTAGACACTCTCTATCCCATTCTGTGTCTTCTATATAATCGATAATTTTTTTACGACTGCTCAAGACTTTTCTTCCCTTTCAATAGTTGACCAAACAACCAATGAGGCGTCCTCTAACAGAGAAGCCATGGTTGGAGCATCCTCAAAACTATTCAGAAGCTCACGTAAACAACGATCCGCACCAGCAAGTAAAAGACCACGGCGGTCGAGACCATCAGTGAGCTGTCGTACGGCTTGGATATGCGATCGGAGTTCTTTTTGCAGTACGCTAATTTTCGTCGCTGCTGTTGCATGATCTAGCATCCCCGTAAGGGTCATTTGCCTTACGTTATCAATGTCGATTTTTAAAGAGTCAATTTCGATCAATAAGACCTTGCGTAAATCTTGCTTGGGATACTTTTCTTGAATCCAAGCAGTAATGTCTGCAATTGAACCCTCATACGAAGGGCGCATAAAACGTGCATATAAATAAGACTCGATATCACTCGTAGCGTTTTTTGCGTAGTGAAGAAATGAGTCTTTCTGAGTTTTATCTAGCGACTGTAACCAATCGGCGACAGTAGCTCGAACTTCAGTATCAATCATGCAAAGTATTGGTTACCCGTCATTGCAATACCCATGGCATTGCGACGAAGCTCTTTGGTAGCGTTCATGTTAGCTCCAATTAGAGCAATGTTACCTTTGACCTTTGCCTGATTACGCGTTAAATCACTGATGGTTTGAGCATCATTAAGAGCAAGAGCACCTGCAATACGTTGTGCGCCTGTCGCCAGATTACCTTCCGTAATTGCCCTGTTGCTCAGCATATTAGACAGAGTATCACTGTACTTTTGAGCGATGTTAATTTTAGCTCCTTCCTGTGCAGCCTTGATCCCTAAATTAGTTCTACCGAAATTTAAACCAAGTTCATTATCGGCTTTTAGAGAATCCGACGCAGCTTTTTGGGCATACATAGGATTGAGCATCTCAGTTGCCGTCTTCATCTGGCCGACTTCTTGCGCCAGTGATCGACCAGCATCTAACATACCAGTCACTTCTCTTATCTGTCCTGTACGAGCAGCTTGTGAATCCGTGGCAGCGTCTTTAAGAATAGTCTTTTGACCACTACTCAAACCTTCTGTAAATGTAGCTAAAGCACCGACGTTTGCGCCTCCTTGTTGTCCAAAACGTTGAGCTGCAATAGTAAGGGGTACATTAGCTGCTGCAGCTTGAGCACCGTAAAGTTTAAAATAATCTCCCATACCTCCTGCAGCAGCAGCTCCGCCACCTCCGCCGCCGCCACCTCTAAGAGCACCAATTAAAGTACCTGCACCGGCTAGGCCAGTACCAATAGCGCCAATCGTGGGAGCAGCAGCTACTAAAGCGGCAGGAAAAATTCCAAAATGAAGATGGGGGAGGAGCGTGGAGGAAAGCTCAAAAAGTGGCATCATGATTAGTTAACCGCTTGACCGGGTTGGAAAGCACGCATCGCAGAATCAGATGCGACGTTTAATGCACTTAAAACGTTGGCGTTAGGAGTCGCAGCGAGATAAGCGGTGTTCATCATGGCTGTTGCCATAATGGTATTGGCACGAATCTTTTCTTGCTGGATCTTGCGCCACCCGTCGATCACGTCCCGACGAGTCTTCTCTTTCATCTGACCCATCTGGGCCTTTGAGAGAAGATCGGTGGCGTACGCTAATTCCTGTTGCCTACGACGCATTTGGGCGTCTAGGTACTCATCAGAAATGATTCGATCTTGTCTGCTACCTCGTTCTTTTATTTCAGTCCGAAGAACATCAACTAAATCACCCAACGCATTGGTTGTGCGTTGTGGCTGATCACCAGGAAGACGAGTCGGTGTATCAGAGATGGGTCGTCTTTGATAATAAGTCTCAGAAGTATCTGTAGAAGGAAGATTATATTTGCCTTCGAGTCTTAAACGCTCATTCATTAAATTACGAATGGGAGCCGGTAAATCTTTACCCAGCACATTTGGGTCGATGGATCGACTGCTTTCAATTCGGTCTAAAGTTTCCTGAGTAGGCTTGACTTTTCCTCCAAACGAAGGGTCAAACCTAATATCTCCCGTAGCCTCAGCCACAGAAGGAGCAAAAATTTCGGGTAGTCCTTCGTAACTTGCCATAATATTCAGAAACCTCTGCTTAAGTTTGCAAGTGCTTGATTAGATCCTACTGGATCCTGAGCTAAAACTTTATCAATTGCTGTTTGAAGAGTTCTTTCTCCTTCTTGGCCCAAGCTACCGAGAGAAGAAATGCCTTGACCGATATTCAGCTGCTCGCCTTTCACACGAGCTAAATAAGCTTCACGGCGTGCGGACTCTTCAAGAGCTTCGTTATTTCGACGGATAGTATCGTCGAGAATTTTTTCAGGATCTAACTTGGGCATCCCGAGCATACCTCTACGGAAGTTCTCTTTTTGCACCCATTGATAAAGACCCTGTACATCACTCGCTGGGATCGTAAACTTACTTGCTGTACCACCAGGAGGTGTCGGAGAACGTAAAGCGCCGCCCGAACCCAAAAGCCCTTGTATTAAAGAAGGGATTAATGACGCAATCGTGCTTCCTACAACTGAAGATGTAATAGGATCAGCCATTAGTTAACTCCGGGTTTGTCGTACTGTGTCCCGCTAAGCGGTTTCTTTATCGATTTTAAGTCATTTTCACCAGGAAACATTGGCATAACTGAACCTTTTTGTTCTCTTGAGGGCATAGCAGCTGTCTGAGGAAAATTAGAAGCCAGATAACGACGCAAAAAATCATTAGCGTCAACACCTGGAACATTGTTCCGTATGTCCCGTTCGCGTAATTGTTGTTCGCGATAGTTCATCATCACAATGCTTGATACTGAATAGACGGAGGTATATTGTTACTTGACGGTGCATTCAACATCGAATAGTTAGCACCCATATTGGGTGTGTCATATTCGGCAGGACGTTGAGCAGACAGTTCTTCCATGTGCATATTGCTCTGTTGTTCCAACATGTCCAGGAACACCAGCATTTCGTCCATTAAATCGGGACGTTGACAAACTCGATCGATAAGCTCAACAAGAACCGGATCCATTGAAGGAGGTTCAACCTGTTCGACACGCAGACGCGCTGCTAACTGATTGCGACCCATAGGGTCGTCGATATCTGGATAAGAGTTAATTGACCGTGTGGCACCGGTATAAATACCACCAGGCTCGCCCTCTAAAGTAGGGGCTCGTCCTTGTGCAAACTTTCGAAGAACGTCAGCAACAACTGGGGCTGCAGCAGCTTGCTCGTCCGGAGTAATCGGCGTTGGGAGACCGAGTAGACGAGCTGCGAAAGCGTAATCTTCCCTAGAAAACACCGGAACCTACAGCAACAGATAACCCTATTGTACTCTGTATTCCCAAAACGTCGCCGGGAGAAACATCTAACGTCAGACAGATCTTTTCAAGTACATCCGGAGATGGAATATAACGTTCATCGTTACATATTTTTCTAGTTGTTGTAGGTGAAAGAGAAGCTTGTTTACTCAACGCAAAAGAAGAAATATCTTTTTGCGTGAGTAAATCTTTAAGGTTATTTATTAAATAACCACTAGCTGTGTGTGCGGAGTAAAAAGGCATCACCTCAACTTAAGACCTTCAGAAATGTCAACCAAACCTGTGCCGCTGAAATGACCGAATGAAGTGAGATCAACCTTTGGTGAGGCTATAAGTCTCCACAACGGTTGTTCAGTGATCCACTTGATATCGTCTAGAAGCAACCAACGTGGTTTAGTAGTGAACTTTAACGTTGAAAGTTTACTTAAAAAAGTTCTCTCAAAAATACCGTCTTTAGGTCCATCACACATAATAAAGTCAGCTTCTGTAAGTAGTTTTGCTCGTTTAGCAAAAACATTATGTTCTTTAAGATCTTCTACTCGTTGTGTAAGTTTGGAAGAAAAGTCCTCTTCTGTAAGGTAAGTTTGAGTAGGTGAAGTGTATGGTACTACATCGAATGTAGTGACCCGATCTTTTTGATCGGAAAAATCTAGCATCACCCGTGCAGAAGTTCCATAGTGTGTCCCAATATCGACCATACTAACAGGTCCATTAGAACGATCTAGATTAAAGATAAGACCAGCCAAAAGCTTATAATGATCACCAGGAAAACAATTGACAAAAGTTCCATCACAATCGATGCGGCATTTAGTAGCTGTTTCGATGCTTTTAAGAACGTAGTCCCAACCTTCAAAAGCTTGAGCAGCTTGATCGTCATCAACAGACCAACATTCACTCGGAATACGGTGACGCACATTTTTCATGGTTAAAAACCGAGATGTTTGCGGCGGACGAAGCCTAGATCGAATGTCGTGAAACTTAGTGGCATTTCCTGAAGATTGAAAGGAGTTTTATAAGTTTCTCCTTCAACATGAGACTGCCAAGACTCATTCCACTTCAAATGCAAATACTGCTTATTCAGTTCGTGAGCTATGTGAATACCTTGAGCAATTGCTGGTTCGGAGCGCCAAGTTTGTGAACCGTCGGAATAATCATTTTTCTTAGAACCGTGGTAGTACTCTGTTTCTAGATCAAGCACTCGCTTGACGTCGTCATGTATAAACCTCATCCCGTAGTCCATGTCTTCGCAGTAGCCGGGGTATAAATTTTCGTCAAAAAGACCGTATTTTTGAACCATCCAGTCTTTAAGCAGAAAGATATCCCAACCACCGCCTGACCCGTGAACAATACCTACTTCCTGGTCTTGAGCTTTCTCGTTCATTTCCTGTAAAAAACCAGGCTCAAACTTAACGTCGTGGTTTGAAATAACCCAATAAGGAGCTTTCAAAAAACTTTTAATAATTAAATTCCAAGCGCCACTGCATCCGATATTCGCAGGTAAGTGACAAATTTGAACGTTTTTTACGTTGTTGTTTGGTATCTCTTTTAGCAGATCAACTTCGTGAGTAATCTGACCGCGACCGTTGTTATTAAAGACAACAAAATTTTCTACTGGGTAATCGATACTCATGTAAAGCCGATGTAGCCAGTAAGGAGTATTAACAATCGCAGTGCCCAGAACAGGGATGCTTTTCATTTAGCCTTAGCAGTAGCAGCATACTAACACAAATTTAGATTATCGCCATTCTTACCACGTTGATTTTGAAGATGCCTATAAAAAGCACCTTGCTTCGGCTTGTAACCACGTGGATATTTTTTTTCTTGGTATCTGCGGTATACTTTGTCACCTTGTTCATTAATGTAATAACTAGCACCTCTAGGTCCTTTTATCCATTTTTTGTCTTGCACGTAAAAATAAACAACTTGATGAATAATAACGTGAGTGAGGATAAGTCAAGACCGTTTTTTAAACAAGTTGCAATCATTTGAGTCAGGAGTCATGTACTCAGGAGTCTCAAAATCACAGCACATTTTTTCTAAATTATTGTGCGAACATGTTTGACAAACAAGTGGATGTATGCTCATTACCCCGTGGGCTTCTGCCTCAGGTAATTCAATCGTAGTAAAACGATAATTACAGTGAAGACAGTGTTTTTTACGACGACGATGCCCTTGTTTATTAAGTCTGGAAGCAACAACAGCTAAAAATCTTTCTCCGCAACTAGGACATTGTTCTCTAAAAGAATCACGAGCTGCTTTTATACGTTGTGATTCTGTTTTAGATTCGTAAACCCTGGGAGGAGTCTTACCAGCACATTTAAAAGAACAATAACATTTAGTCCTACCTCTTTTTTGATTCGAACGGTGTTCAGAAGCTCTGCGCTTGAAGTAAACTCCACAACGATCACAAGTCAGTTCAACCCATGAAGAAGAAGATTTAAGTGCCATAAAAAAATTAAATACCTGAGGCGAGACTTGAACTCGCATGACTTTTCCAAGTCGAGGGATTTTAAGTCCCTTGTGTCTACCAATTCCACCACTCAGGCTGACGTGAGAAATATACCCTAAAAAATCCGTTGCTCAACTGTTTATGACTGTTACCATGCTGATGTTTACATGAGTACAAGTGACTGCATCCTCTTTCCAAGACCTTATGGGTCAACTTAAAGATAATACTAACGTTAAAATCGAAACCAAATGCAAAAAACAATTGAGTGACCGCTATACATTTACAGAAGGATGGTATGACGCTCTTCTCAACAGCGAACATCTAATACAGAACAACAATACTGACAAAAAAATTGAATTAGACGCTACAAAAAAACTACAAATCGTTGAAATCGGAGTGTACGAAGGTGCTTCTAGCTGTTTTTGGTCAGATTTTTATCTGAATAACCCTAATTCACGTCTTATTTCTATTGACCCGTTTACAGGAAGCGAAGAACATCTACGAGAGCCTGAAAAATACCCCGGATTATCTCAACTTGAGGTGACTGCACGAGATAATATCGCCAAATCTGATAATGCAGGCAAAGTTGAAATTATTAAAGGTTATTCACACTTAATTTATCCTCATCTTTACCACCGTTATGGGTCAGAACCATGGATCGATATCCTTTATATCGATGGAGCACATGATTCGACTTCAGTTGCTCGTGACATTACTTTGTATGTGCCAATGGTTAAGCCTGGCGGGGTGGTCTTTTTTGACGATTACGCACACCCTGACGTTAAAAGAGCAGTTGATATGACTTTAAACGCTTTTGCTTCTTTTGATTTAGCCATCTTCACTGGATGGCAGCTTGTAGGAAAAGTAGCTGACTACAAAAAATCACACGGATAACGCTTCAAGGCCGCTGACTGACAAAGCGGCCTATTCACGGAAACTGACACTGCTTTCACAGCGTGGGGGATTCAGTTTCAAACAGATCATACCGCTGAATATTTATGACGCAAGGCTGTGCCCACAGAATAATTTGCACTAGCCAGCCAGGCACGTCGTTTTTTTTTTAAAACCCCTTGCACACCCCTTTATCTCTTGCCGCCTGCGCTTCCCCCGTTTTTTACTTCGATTTATCTACCTGCAATAAAGACAATATAGTTATTGTTGCCACGGTGAATAAACTATTCATCCGGCCTGTAACCTCCGGACACACTTAACCACCAGTACCTACTTATATTTTTGCGCCTATTTAAATAGATGGTATGGACGTATCTAAGTATCTAAACGCTCTTGCTACAGTATCAAGACCATCACTCATCTCTCTAGACACACGATCTTCTTCAGTCTCATACCCTTTGTCTTCGTCCTCATCTGGTTGCAGACCGAACGTCGAGATATACGAAGGATTTTGTATAGCACGAATAAAACTCGGTTTCCCTTCAGGAACAACAGCAGCAGGACTACCATCGGTAATCAAGAATTTTTCATCCCCGAAGTACTGCATGGTGCCTCCCCTGTCCGGATCACCCATGTAGTAATCGGCAGGATTACTGGGATCACCGCCAACGAAATCAAAATAAGATCCTCGGAAAGGAGCATAAGTTGCTTGCTCTTGTCGAACCGGGAAAGGAACCGGAATAACTTCGTTGTCAACAACCGGATCAACAACCGGATCAACAACTACAGATTCCTCTGGCAAATAACCACGCAATCTGTCAAGAACAGATTCCGCCGTTCCGCCCATCTTTGTCACGTCTTTATAGTCGGCTGCATAATCCAAAACATCTTGAGCAATCTCAGCTTTCGAGCCACCCATTTTTCTTCCTTCATCAAACATTATGCGAATATCTTTACCACTAAAACGATCTGTAGGAGGATCCCGATCAGACCCCATGCCAAAAGCTGTGCGGTCAAAATTCCGCATATACTTTTCAAACTCGCGGGCATCAAACTTCTCACCAGCTTGACGTGCCATATTTCTACGAAGCAGATATCTTCTACTTTAGCTTAATTACACTAAACAAATCCTGGTAACTGCGGTCCCGCACCACGACCTGGAGGTGGTGTCGTAGGGAAGAAACGAGGCTCTACATAATAAGACGAATCTACATGAGGATCTTTAATAATTGCGCCAGGAGGAGCAAATTTACCGCGAATACGTCGAGGCGCACCAGCCATGAATTGTTCTGTTTCTTCGTTATTCAAAGTGCCATCATCAGGATTTGCAAAACGATTAAACATCTGAGTCTTTGGACCCATCACTTCTTGGTTCTGCTCAAGGTACTGATACAAGAAATCGCGCTTACCAGTCTCGGGGTTTGGAGCAACCTCTAAAGGCTGAAGTTCAACCTTATCTTCAGGACGGTAAACAGGGTTACTTATATCAAATGTATCTGTGGGGCGAAATAAAAGATCACGTAAATCAGGTACTACAACAGAACCTTGTCCATAACCTCTAGGTTCTGGTTCAATATTGTAAGGGTTTGGGTCAGGAGTAAAACGACGATTATCTGGTGCGCCGACCGGACCCCCAAAACGAGGGCGGCTGTAAATTTGTCCGTTTATAAAAATACGTTCTTTAGTATCTTGAAGGCTCACAGCTCTAAAACCAAACTAATAAATTTATTTTAACCGAGACAAAGGTCATCATACGTACCCACAAATAAGAACTTTTATTCGTCTAGAAGCAACTCTAAAAGAGCTTTATCTAACTCAGTTCGCATCGCAACAAGCGAAACTTGCTCCTGCGGATCACCGCCAGGCCACCTTTCTAAGAAATACGCGACAGACTTCCGCAGTAAACGCAGTGATGCCACGTCAGCTGAGAACTCAACGCGTGATCTGTCGTCCATAAATACATTTTACCTGTATTTGACGCGCCGAATTTTTTTTCAGGCCGCTGTTATTATGCTGCTACCCCAGAACTTTTACCCCCAAAATACCTAGAAGATACCCAGACCCTTCTCGCCCACGCCGTCGCATATGTCAAATAAGTAAAAAAAGGCAACATTGCGGGGTGCCGGGGAGGGGGGATAAGTATACCTTATGGATAAATGTGGTAAGGGGTAGTGTGACTTGGTGAGGGAGTCCCTTCCTATCATTATTACAATTTGTAAACCACGGGTGGGTGGTGTGATACAATCACGCGCGTTTCATATCTCTACAGACACAGAGCTCACACAGTGTGCCAATTACATCTCCGCACACCATTCTCCCCATTGGCTCCGGATTCATGATCTACTTGATGGTGTCGAGAGGCAAAGCGCCGATCAAGCAAACCCACTTAACTGGGAGCTGAACGATCACACGCACTGTGCCAATCGCCAAACCGTCACAAGATCTTGCCAAACTTGGCAGAATCCTGTAACTTGGTTCACAAGTCAAAGCCCACTCGGCTCTGGCTTCAAACCAAACCAAGCCTTGTTAAGTCCTTCGGGATATGTAACTAAGGCAGAACCTTGACAATTAGCATCGGTTGCCTCTTATCAGGCTGAGCCATCCGCCGTCAGCGTTATGCGGGCCAGTGGTTCCCCTAGTTAAGTTCTGACGAGACCGGTCAATAACTAAGAAGTAACCTTGTCGGACAATCCAGCCGAATCAAGTAGGCAGACTCAGTGTCTCTAATCGGAATCACGATCGGGTAAAGGTAAGCAGTGTGGCTGGCCTTGCGTTTGAAGCGTCTTCTAAATTTAGTTACCTTCCCCATGCAGACGTGGTGTTTCTGAACATCAGGTCCCCAGGGGATTGCTCCTATCATCATTTTGCTTCAGACCATACAATTTAATACTTTTGACATCATTTTGTGCGCTGTGTGCGCTCTTTTTTGTTTTTACTGGGTAGGGTTGACTTATGTCCGAGGGTTTGCAGTCTTGTAGTACCCGTGGATACAGCAGCTCTACCTCAGTTTATGTTGTGATCATCCGTGATCATGACCTTTTCTGGAGTTTATGAATCCTCCCATGAGCCTTTTCGGTTCATTGAAGGATTCTAATCCTTCACCACTTTGTTCTACGTTCATTTCAAACATGCGTAACATCGAAATCCAAATGAATAACGCCATCAGTGATTCCAAGAACTGGAAACTTGCGAACACTGAGGTTACTTTCGACCGTGAATCTGGTCACTCTCGTGTTTATCTTCACGGCAACCATATCGCCACCATTGGTGACAACTTCGTCACGATCACAGACGGTGGGTATCAATCAAGGACTACAAAGTCCCGACTAAATGCAATCCTCCGCGAGCATTGCATGGATGGTGAGTCTGTATATCAGAAACGTGGCGAATGGTTTGTCACAGTTTGTCTGGGTAAAGATAACCGAGTCACACACATTCCCTTCCTCGGTTCTTTCACCTTCAAGTGATCATGTCTAAATTCACCACAGAAAGTGTTGACTTGCCTTCTCATTGGGCGAGTTATCTGATCAACGGCGATGCGTCTTCGTTCTCACTAAATGATGACGGAGGTGTAGAAGAAATAGCCCTAATTGATAAGATCATCGAAGATCTTGGCTGGGGAGATCCTACACATACCTCAGAAGAATCAGGGTTTATTAAATATCATGACGCACATAATTATGGTGTGCTTGCTTCTGAGTGCCTTACTTATTACTTTCTAGTTTCCTCTTCTGCATCATGAAACTTTCTGTCTTTGATCTTCCACGTGGTTCTAAACATTTTATAGAACTACCTTCTGGGCGTTGTGTAAATGTTCACTATGCCAGAGTTAATGACAACACTGTCAAAATTCATGTGCAGTCAAATAGTAAACAATGGCCTGCGGTTTATAGTGACACGTTGTCACACTGTTCTTTGGAGACAACTGTATATCATTCAGCATCTAAGAATTTGACTCACGAAGATATTACTTACTTACAAACTTACTTCCCTCACGATTATTGATCATGACTGAATTAACTTCCACACAATCTGTTCAGGTTTATGAACTTCTTCAACCTGAGATTGAACTGTTCTTAGATAAGAACAACTACAAATGGATTGATCTTGTTGATGATCCTACAGAGTGGACAGAACAAGAAGCCATAAAAATTTCCGTGAGATTGTTTATGTCTGCTGTCCGTAAATCACTTGGTATTTAATCATGAAAGTCTACGTCTTGACAGAACACTGGTATCCAGAGAGTTATGGTCCGCCTGACTCAACAATTCTGGGTGTTTACTCCTGTATAAATAATGCTGAGGACAAACAGAATGAGTTGTTATCTGAAGTTGATCCCGAAGATCAAGGTTATGTGAACGGATATGAGGTAACTGTACAAGAATTTACCATCAACACTGGTATTTGATCATGAACATCCAACTGAATTACGATCAGATTCTGACTGTCACTCTTCCTGATGGTCAGACTGTTGAGATTGACGCTCGATCCCGTGCAGAAACTGACATTTATGTCAACAATCCGCATGGTGATTGCTATGAATCATTGAGCTTTGCAGAGTGGCAGGATGATGATCCTGATTCATCTTTATCTGCTGCTGAACGTAACACTAACTTGCGTTAATTATGAACTTACAACAACGTTATCAAGAGTATTTGAGTGACTTTGATCCCACGCCTCAGTATCTCTATGACGAACCTTATTCGCCGCTTGAGTATGAAGAATGGGTCGAAGAAAATCACCCAGATATGCTCACACAGTTGACTTATTCGCAACTGAATGATGCACATTATCAGACGTTAGTTACAGACGCACACACTCCCATGTGGTGCAGGTATTTCTATGCTTACCTGGAGTTTATCACTGACAACGACTATGACTGACAAGAACGCTCCACTGACTATGTATTTCAAAGAATCAATCGGTACAGTTGATGGCATTACATCAAGGACTGTGTTTGCTTATTCCTTTGAACCTTCGAGCAAGTTTTGGGGGCCAGCAATCACAAGTCACACGTTCTGGGGTAAAGATGCAACGAATGAGGATAAAGTTACTGCGTGGAAAGAATGGGCAGAACGTAAACCTCGTCAGTCGTTGACGTTAGATTCTTTGATTGAAAGGCGTCTAAATTCACACCTGTACTGATCACCATGACTAAGAAAATCAAACGCATCATCGTCACCCGTACGATCATCTACGACCGTCAAATGTTTGAACAAGTAAATGGTATAAACGACGATGAACAGTTCACAAATTATGTAGAAGATATTGTCGATAACGATTTCAAGTACCCAGTCAACTTCACAACAGATTATTCATTTCAACATGACTAAACCAAACGGCTACGTTCTTCAACGTGGTTTCTCTCCTATTGACGGAGAACCTTTCGTGGTAATCATGACCATGAACAGCAACAATCGTAAGACTGGGAAGATGCTTCAAGTCTGGATTCTTAACGAGAATGTGAATCCTGTGGAGGCTGTTGCAACAGGAGCAGATTATACAATTTGCGGAGATTGCCCACACCGCAAGCAATCTGACGGTTCACGTTCTTGTTATGTAAATGTGGGTCAGGCTCCAAACAGTGTCTGGAAAGCTTACAAGCGTGGAAGTTATGGCAACTTATCTGATCTTGATCTGGCTCACATTAAAGGTAAACGTATTAGGTGGGGAGCTTATGGCGATCCATCTATTATCGATCGCTACTTAGTTGAAACACTTAACAAACATGCTGCTGGTCACACTGGCTACACCCATCAATGGACACAACCATGGGCGCAGTGGTGCAAAGGAGTGTTTCAAGCCTCGTGCGATTCGTTCGCACAATATCTCGACGCCAGTGCTCACGGTTGGAAAACATTTGCTGTGATTCCGCAAGGCAGTGAGGCATACAGTGGTAAGCTCTGCCCTGCCACGGCTGATAATAGTCAAGCAACGTGTGCAACATGTAGGCTCTGCGATGGTGCCAAGTCTGACATTTTCGTAGAAGCTCACGGGATCGGCGCTAAGTACGTCTAACCGTAAATCTCGTTTATCTCTTTTCTCTAGTATTAACTTGGTTCAATTATGAGAATGATCATGGATCTTTCAACAACAGAAGCTAACTTTCTTGCGCATGCTGTTGAAGTTTGGTCGGGTGTACAGCCAGGAGAGAAGGACGGTAAGCTAACATACATCGACGTAAAGGAAGAGAGGATCTTGCTCACAAGTGACGAGATCCATGCCCTTTACAAACGACTCGACTTTAGGAGCTGTGCTTAATGAACGCATGCGGAACAATTTACATTCAGAAACGCAGTTACAACTCATCAGGTAGAGTTCAAATCGAAACTGTCGCTGAATGTAAAACTAACAGACAGGCCATCAAACTTATCGACAAATTTTCTTCTGAAAATCCGAACGCAAAGTTCTACACAACTAATCGTCCTTGTGACGCATATGTAGCAAACAAAACTAACAACAACAACAATGACACGATCCAACCCGAAAACGTATCAACTCCCACTTTCTCTTGAGGACTGGGAATGTTATTTAGACACACCGCAGGAAGTTGTTGATCGAATCAACCACATTTGTCAGAGAGTGCTTAATGAATCAAAAGATCCGCACACAGGTTTACGTCGCGTCTACATGGTTTTAAATGAATTTATAGAGTTTGGTCTGCGAGACACAGAGTGTGACCACGTCGCTGTCGCTGTGGTTAATGCACACTTCAAAGATCAACCTGACGTCGACAGGTATTCAGTTGGTTTTGTTTAATCATGATCCCTTCTTACAACTTCGATCGCAATTACGATCAACGCAACACTCGTTACAACGAACTTGCTGATAAGCAAGTCACCAAGGCAAAAGGTAAGTACTGCGTAGTTACTACGCGGAATGGATACGATGGCAATTTCTGTGACAGTTTCAGCAACAATTGTCACTACTTCACTAACAGACAAACAGCGATAGCTTTCGCTCAACACTACAGCGACATTTACGATCACGTTGCTGGTGTGTTCAAGATGCCTGTATTTATTGGTGGCGTATCTTGTCGATGACTTGACACAATCTGCCCTTTGCCCTTAGATTGCCAATGTTGGTACAATCTCACCTAAACAACATGACCTTATGTTCCTGGCGTATCAAGCAAAACAATTTTGTGACGACTGACATTTATAAGTCGTCACGCTTGCGCCACACTCTCGCTCGTTTTATTGCACGTCTATTTCGTATTTAATCATGTCCACTACCACCAACACTAACTTCGCAGAACTTCTCATGAAAGATAAACAATGGAACAAATTATGTGATCGACGAAACAAACTTAGAGCAAAGGCTGAAAACAGAGGTAAAGCAGACAGTATGCTTCATAGATCAGCAACTTATTTGAACGCAGCTCGGATGCTCGAAAATACTGTGGTTCGTCGATGGGAATATGATGCGCCCAATGACGATGTCAATGCAATCAGAGACTGGACAGGCATTGAAATGCAACTACATGTGGAATATATGCAAGAAGTTGTACATCATCTTGAGCATCTAGCAGCGCATAAAGGTAAAGAAGCATATGAAATGATTCGTGAAATTGATCAAGCAAAAATTGAAGCTGAAGAACTTGATATTCAAATTCTAAAACTTCACGGTAAACTTTCTGACCAACACTTCAAAGAAACAAATGAATCTAACTAAGCATGACATCAACTTCCTCATTCAAAAACTTGATGATGAAATTGAGGAACTTAAGAGAGGTGATTGGTGGGCTGTTGCTGTTGATCAAGCAAAGGTCATTGAGATTCAAAGCAAGTTGTACAACCAACTTGTACAAGTTTTAGAGGAGGATCCTGGTGAATGAAAACTAAACTTGATGAAAAAATCTCAAACGCAATTCTCACAGGGTGTGATCTCAAAGCCAGTAAGTTTCAAGTAAATCATTTTAAATTTCCTTGGCTCTCTGAAACTGAGATAGAGTCTCGCATTGACATTTACTACCAAGACAAACGCATCGTTGAAATCACTAACGAACACATCAGGATAAATCATCAAGGGTTTATCACTAAAGCTTTCGCAACTCGCTTGCGATACATGTTCAAAACAGTTTGTAATAACCTCCACGACATCCAATATCAAAACGGGAGGATTTATGTAAGAACACCAAGTGATGTAGAAGGTATTCAAACCAACTTCTATTTACTTGAGCAAGGTCCAAAGTGGGTCACAATCAGACGTCCTTCACACAAGAAGTCAAATGTCAACGACTGACGAAATTTACACAGAAGCGATTCTATTCATGCTCGATAGCATCACACCAACCGAACGCCTCAACATCAAAAACGATTTGAAACTCAAGTTTCAACGAGCATACGAACTACAGCCTTCAACCCTTGCTGGACTGAAGGCTTTAGAACGTATCATGTTGGCATCAGATTTATCACGTCATCTCGTTGATTAGTTTCGTATAAGGAACACCTCGATATACGAGAATCTGTTCTTTAACTACAGCGTTCTTCATCATCATGCGGTCGAGTTGATTCTTCACTTCAGTGCGATGAGCACGAGCCTTATTGCGGTTGAGGTGGAGCAGAAAAGCAGCTTTCATGACTTTTACAAACTGTATTGATTGCTACTTTAACACCGCACATTCTTCTTTGTAGTTCACCCTGTAACACAAATGTACAAAACAAACGTATCACCACTGTTCACACTTGGTCTCGCGGGACTAACGGGATTTGTGCTTAGCATGGCAGTCACAAGGTTCATGGTTGAATTGGAGAATTCAAAAGCCAGGCAAGAATGTCAAGTAAACCACCATCGCAAATTCATTTACATGAAAACTGTGGTTGGCGATACCTGGCACTGTGTGCCTGCTCACTTCTTCCATCAGAAATAATGAAATTATCTAAGTTAATGCGAATCGTTGACGAACATAAACTTACACCGTCTGCGATGTGTTTATTCTTTCTTGTCTGTGAAGAATATCCTGTGGCTGTTGATCAATCTCAAGTAGCAAATTACCCTGCCACGCTCGGTATGGCTGCAACTTCAGTGGGACGTCACATTCGCAAACTAGAAAAACTTGGTTGGCTCAAGCGATCTCATGTAGATAAGAAATCATTTCAAATTGAATTAACTCACCGAGGTTTGACTCTGTGGCGTCAATTTGTATAGCTATAGTGTCCTTGAAAAAGCCCACGCTCACATAAATGATTCTGCCTGATTTTGAAATTGCTCGTATGTGTTTGAACGGATTAGTTACTCCTTTCGATTCGACACTGATCAATCCAGCATCTATTGATGTTCGTTTGGGCGATAAAATTTTACTTGAGGTCGAAGAACAACGAAGATTAAGAGCATTTGATATATCTATTTACGACCGAGATGCACCATTTTTACTTGACCCAGGAGAGTTTATTTTGGCTCACACTCTTGAAACCTTTGATGTTCCTGATGATGTAGCAGGTCAGTTTGCACTTAAAAGTTCAGTAGCAAGGAGCGGAATCGAACATCTTATGGCTGGTTATATAGATCCTGGTTTTAACAATTCTGTTCTTACGCTTGAATTAAAGAACGCCAGAAGAAGTCATCCGGTTTTTTTATGGCCTGGAATGCGAATCGGTCAAATTATCTGGCAACGTATGGCAGCAACTCCAACGACGAGTTACCGGGAATCAGGCAGATATAACGGTGATAGGTCAGTTACGGCATCTAAGGGGGTCTTTTAGGGACTCTCGTGCGAACGACGAACGGTCTTGAATTATTCGATAAATCTCAACTTATTTAACTAATGTAAACAAACGTCAATCAAGGGTAAACAATCTCTTGTATAAAAAAGTTTTTAATTAAACACTTTTGAGTTTGGTACCTTACCATGGAATTCACAGTTACATCCTGTAAAATGCTTGACACTAGCTAACTTCTGACATACATTGCTCTTAGTGACAAACCAAGTCACTCAAATGTACATCAACAGTTTTTTACATGAAACTTTCTGAACTAATCAAACGAGGTCACGACACTGCTCTCAAATGGAGCGAGTGTGACGAAGCACTGGTGGCCGTAAACGAAACCTTCGGTGAACCTTACGACTCAGCTCGCAAAGCTCTTCACAACGATCTTCTGGTTGCCACGTCGCGTGAGGTTCCTTTAGATACTTTCAAAGGCAAGAACAATCCGCTTCGCTTTGAAGACTTGAAGGTATTAGTGGTTGTTAAACCAAGTCTGATACCAGCACCACACAAAAAACTTGAAGACGTTGATGCAAGAATCGAAAGACTTGAACGAGAGTTAAAGCTCGCTAGAGCTGATCGTTCGTCGATAATCGATAAGCTCAAGATCAAAAATCATGAGTTTGTTATCAGTCAAATCAGCACACAATTCCGCCACATCAAATGAACCAAGATCAAGTTTTCATTCTTCACTGCTCGATCAGCGCAAGTGTTCGGCAGAGTGTACAGATTGCTTTCGAAGACTACAAACTTCCTCAGGATGTTGTAGAGACACTTCGGGAAGCTAACTCAATCTCGATTCGTCCCAACCTTTCTCAAGCACTCAAGAAATCACTTGATGAGCTTCGGCTCATGCAAAGATATCTTTACGACCGATGCACCATTCACCATGGTGATGTTCACTTTCTCCACGCTGACTATTTCGACGAAGCAAAGCAACGCATCGAAGAAATCAAGGAGCATGCATCAACTTCTAATGCCAAACTTCGTGAAGCGTGGGCCGAAGAACTAGAGAAGTGGAAACAAACAGTTGACAACTTCTTTTCTCCTTTATTTTCAGACGAAGAACAGTTGGCGTTGGTAAGAGAAGCGTATCTACGCATCTTCCCAACACAGAAAGAATACAGTAATCCCATTTCTGTAAACGTCGTTGGTCCTTACCCAGCTGTTATTGAACGTTGTGATGACCCACAAGATGTTCAACAGATTATCGCCAATGAAGCTTCAATAAATACTGAGCAGGTTCTCAAGGCCGCCCGAGAGGGAGCAGTTGATTCGAGTCTGGGTAAAATCGCAGAGCTTCTGGACGATTTGGATGCACGCCCTGCAAACAAAGTAGGAGAGCGAGTGCTTAGCGATAACCCCAAGAAGCGGGGTACGTGGCAAATAATCGCACAAGAGATATCTCTTGCTGCTAAACACAATCCAATGCTCGTAGACATGGCGAAGCTTTGTGAAGACCTTCTCAAAGTTGGAGAACTTATGCGCGATCCGTCGTCTGGTTCAGTCAGAGCTGCTGCGTTTCAACGTTATACAGATGTCAGGCAAGACATCGCAGATGAAGCTAAGAACCTTATGCTCAAGGCTTCGTCATCTAAAGGTCTTGAACAACTTCAAAAATCTGTTGCTTTGACTGGAACTTACCATTCACTGATCGGAGACCTTGCTGGTTGTCAGACAGAAGAAGAGTTAATTTTTCTGAAAGATAAGATTGACACAGAAACATCTATCTACAAACACCGTGCAAAACATCTTTCAAGGCTTCTTCAGAAGGTTGAGGAACGAATGGCTTTATCTGACGCTATCGCCGACGCTACTGTTTCTCTCCAAGAGGCTATCGACGAAAACAAATCGTTTGAGGTAGATTTCTGAGTCGACTTAGCTAAGTCGACTAAGCTCACCTGAAATTAATCATCCTTTATTAATCAAATGAACAACACTTTGTTTACCAGCTTCCAGAGCTTTCGTGCCTCGTTGAACGGATCGTTCCTTGACAGATCAGATGTTATCGATGGTTTATTGACGAGCCTAATAACTAAACAGAATGCATTTTTGTTTGGTCCGCCAGGAACAGGTAAGTCTGAACTGGTTCGTGCAATTACTGGTGGCTTCGATGGCTCAAAGTATTTCGGGTATTTGCTGAGCCCAACCACAGATCCTTCAGAACTGTATGGTCCTGTCGCTGTCAGCAAACTTCTTAAAGACGAGTACACCCGCGATGTGTCTGGTTATCTGCCAGATTGCAACGTTGCTTTTCTTGATGAGTTATTCAGAGGTTCTTCGGCTGTCTTAAATTCTCTGCTGCAGATACTGAACGAGAGAACATTCAATAACGGCAAGCAAGCTATCGACACTGAGATTCAGTCGATCGTCGCTGCCACTAACTCGTTCCCAACTGAAGAGGCACTCCAAGCATTTTGTGATCGCTTCTTGTTTCGTCCAACAATTACTGGGTTGAAATCACCTACACATAAACGAACGCTCATGCGTTGGGCGGTGGCTCAGGATAACGAAAACAGTCGCCCTGAAGTTCAGTCAACTCTCACTTACAAAGATCTTGTTGAACTTCAGGAACAAGCTGCGAAAACAACTGTGCCTGATGCTTTCATCGATCAGTTTGCAGAAATCCTCGACATGTTGGAGTCACGAGGTATCTCAGTGTCTGATCGTCGACGAGTTCAAATTCTTTCTTTTATGAAAGGTTGGGCTGTTGTTCAAGGTGAGACAGAAGTCCACGCTGCCATGCTTCACCAGACCTTGAAACATATTATTTACACCAACCCTGACGAAATTGAAGACATCAATGAGGTCGTTAAACAAGTTGTTCCAACTGCGGAAGAATTCATGGCTGGTGTTAAAAGAGCAGCTCAGAACACCATGCGTAGATTCGAATCGACTAAACAATCAATCAATAACAATATCGCCACTATCGGTGATCTAAACCAAGCCATTACTGAGTTTGGGGACATGCTTCGTGAGTTGAAAATTTTGAATCAAAAAGCAGAAGAAGAATTAGATAACGGTAATCTTAAATTCACAGCAGCTTCAAGACTCAAATTCACCAAAATTATTCGTGAACTTGACGTAAACATCAGCACAATCACCACCACCATCTCACGTTTTAAAAACGATTGAACATGCAAAACGAAACTATTCGCCTCAACACCGAGCCCCCTCTTGTTCTAAAAGTCGGGGCCATGACTGATTTTCTTTGGCCTTCTTTTGTTCGTGAGATGAAACCTCGCGTTCAATATCTGGCTGATCGGTTTGACATCAAACGTCTCTCACGTTTCGGAAAAGAACTGTTCGAGTTCCTTTATATGGGTGGAGACGTTGATCCTGTTGTGAGTCTCGACTCGGTAGAAGAATATTTCCGGGCTAAACAGGATGGACAGAGCGTCGAGTACCCACGCGGGTACAAGCCTGAAAATGCATTGTGGCATCTGATTCTGGAAGATGTAATGAACAGTCCTGTGTATCACATCATGCAACGACATTGCCTTGGTGATCACTTTAACTCAGGTAATAATGCGGTCAATATACTTAATGAGTTAGGAAAAGTTGTGGAACAGATGTTGGGTGAGGATACTACTTTGACTGATGCGCTGGCCGAAAAACAACAACAGTTAGTGCAAATTCGCTCCCAGTTTGTTGATGCTATGCAAAAAGGTGACAGCAAATCTGCTGCACAATTAAGAGCCGAAGGCAAACAAATTGGTGAGGAAATTGAGGAGATAACAAGCGCTCTCCATAAAGGTAAACAAGCAAGTATCCAAAAGGGTATTGAAAAAGCCCACGAAGATGCTGTGAATCAACAAAACGCAATGTCAAAATTAGCAGGCACTAATGATGGTTTTGGTCAAAAACTCGACAATGTCGAGGATAAAATAAACCTTGCTAGAAAACTTCAGAACAGCAAATTTTTGCAGCTATTTATAGATCGTCTTGGTGCATTAAAAGCTGCTTGGACTCAACGCAAAAGGGAAAGAATAGTCAAATCTAATTATTCAAATATTGTTGGGGCTGAACTTTCTAATAACATCACCAAAACATTTCCGTCTGAGCTTGCTTTAGCGGCTACGGATGAAGGTAAGGCTCTTTTTGCCCTTAAATACGCACAAAAAACAATGTTATGCAAAGACTTTGAAGCGCAAAGCAAAAACATTCAACAAGGTCCTGTCGTTATGTATGTGGATATAAGTGGATCTATGCACGGTGACGACGAACTGTGGTCTAAAGCTTTAACTTATTGCGTTGTCGAAGAATGCACTAACAACAATCGTCCAATATATGTGCGTCTTTTTAATAACACAATTGCAAACACAATCGACATCGAATCAAATACAAAAGATAGCGATAGTCTTATTAAATTTATTATGCAGTGGAGGACATCTGGTGGAACTTCTTTTAACCAAGTGATGGTAGATGCTCGCCATATAAAATCAGAAATGTCCAAAGCAGACATTCTTATTATTACTGACGGTGAATGCGAGGTTGAAGACCGCCACGTTCGTGAATTCAACAAGTTCAAAACTTCCCAGAAAATTGATGTTCGAGGTTTTTGTATCGGTAAGAAATCAGAATCGATGGAAAAGTTCTGTGATGAAGTCGTTCTTGTAAATACTTCTAAAGACTTAGAGATGTCTGAGATATTTCAAAAAGCAATCGGATAAAACGATGTATGCTTGAAACAGTTGTCACTTTTAAAAGTGAATAGTCTTGGAAAAAATTATCGATGGGTAAAAAAACTTGGTAATAAATACGGAGATTATGCAAGCGATAGTGAATTTAAAAATTGGTTAGCAATATGTTTACTAGATGATAAATATGATGTGATGACTATGTCTTTTAAGAGTTTTATTATTACATACATTTCATCATCTGGGCTATTTAATGTGATAAACCTTACTACACAGAGTGCTGTGGACAAAGAGAGGACAATACTAATAGATAAACATATTATTAAAAATTTCGGACTATCTAACCTCAAGGAACTACGTCAGAATACTCTATGCTCTATATGCGATATGTACACTTTGATAGACGATATTGGAAGTGACATACTCGGTAGTTTTATTGTTGACGGAAATTCCAACAAACGTAAACTGTCAAGCAGTTGAACTTTTTTCAATGAATGTCCAATTCAATCTGAATGGAATCAATTTGAAACAATCTGAAGCTGAGACACTTCTTGCCACAACAGGAACTCCTTCAATCCAGCTTGACATCAGCAAGTATTTGAGCAAAGGACAAGTAAGCGCTGAGAAACTGTTTGATCTCAGTATTCAAAAGCAACGTCCTGAACTTGCCGCTCTCGCTGCCAAACTTGCTATTCAAGCTCCAGTACAACAACAACGACAATCAAAACTCAAAAAAAGGCAGCAGAGGAAAGGGATTCGACGTCTTCATGAAATTGAAGCCTCCAATGCCCCTGCTATTGAGTGCCTTGATTATCTTCTTACTCATAAAAAACTGGGATCGATCGGAGCAGCAATGATCATCGAGACCGTTGGGCTTGGCCGTCCGGCGACTCTTCGTAACATTGCGATCATGCAGGTGAATAAAGCGTGGAACAAAGGAATTGTTGAGCGCTCGACGATCTTCAAGGGTTTCCATGATGACGGTAGATCTTTAAGTCCGATCATCTCACGCGCAGAGAAAGGTGATACTACTTTCCACGCGTCACCTATCTATAACGCTTTAAGAGATGGATTAAAATATCTTGTTCAAAACGGCCTTGCTGAGGCCACGGCAATTACGACCTGGGGCTCAGATGACAAAGAACTTACGGATAACGAAAAACAACTTTGTAGAACAGTATACGAAGTAAAACTTAGTCAAAAAGGCACAGAGCTTTTTGAGATATGGGGAGACATCGAAAAGTTTGTTTACTCTTACTGGGAGGAACGAGTAGCGTGATAAAAACGCACTAATATCTAAGGGCTGCAACAGAAGCAGCCCTTTTTTAATGCCATGCAACTTAACTACATAACCACGCGGGATCAACTTGAACAAGCTTTCACAGAGTTATGGACAATTCCCAAGTTGTGCTTAGACACGGAAACGACAGGATTGGACGCAAGAGTTTGTGAAGTCCGTCTCCTTCAGCTTTGTACAACTCAAGCAGATGTGCAAGACCGCATGGTTTATGTAATTGATTTATTTAAATGCAAAGACATAGATGGTCTGAAAGCATTGATCGAATCACGCGAAATGATTCTTGGTCACAATCTTAATTTTGATTTACAATTTTTACTTCAAATGGGTATAGATTTTAAACACAAAATATTTGATACATTTATAGCTGAACGTTGTTTGGTTGCTGGTTCCAAAGAAAAAAAAGTTTCTCCAAAAACTGAAAAAGTTTTTTATGGAGAAATTAGTTGTTCGCTCAAAGCTGTTGTTGATAGGAGATTGAATTTAGAAATTTCAAAAGAACAACAGGTTTCAGACTGGAGCAAGGTTGATTTAGACATCCAACAAATTGAATATGCAGCAAAAGATGTGGATATTCTTCCGCAAATTGCAAAAGTCCAATTGACTGAGTTAGCTTCTGAAAATTTAATTGAGCTTTACAGTCTAGAAAGTAAAGTAGTAAGACCAGTGGCTTTGATGTGTCATTATGGTTTCGGTGTCGATGTCAGTAAAGTAAAAAAATTAAAAGCTACGAAGCAGCAAGAACTTGACAGAGCTACTAAATTGTTTTGTGAGTCTCTTGATGATCGACTTCCTAATGAGTTTAAATTACCTAGACGAGATGACGGGTCTATCGCCGTGGGAAAAAACGCTAAAAAAGAATTTAATCCTGGATCAAATATTCAATGCATCAAATACTTCAACAAAATCGGCACTGCTTTACCAATTGATGATCGAACAGGAAAACAAACGCTGTCTCAGGTAGCTCTCTCCGAATTCGATAGCGAAGATATAACCCTAAATTTTTTAAGAAAAAGGACAAAAATTGAAACAGCACTTGCTCATGTAGAGAAAATTATTGACAATATAAATCCTATATCAAATAGAATGCATAGTGGTTATAATACGTACGGAGCGAACAGCGGTAGATTTACAAGTTCAGGATCTAAAAGAGTTACAGGCAAAAAGAAAAAAGAAACGTGGGGTATAAACATTCAACAAGTTCCAAGAAATAAAGAATTTAGAGAGTGTTTCATACCCACACCTGGTTATAAATTTATAATCGCCGATTATTCTCAGATTGAATTACGTCTCGCAGCTGAGCTTGTAAATATTCCGCAAATGATTAAAGCCTTCAACGAAGGACTAGATCTACACAGTCTTACAGCAAGTCTTATTTATCATGTCGAGATCGATAAGGTCAAGAAACACGAACGGCAAATGGGAAAAACCCTAAATTTCGCACTTCTGTACGGAATGGGTTTTAAAAAATACAAAACATATAGTGCTCAATCAGGTAATATAATTACACTAAGTGAAGCAAAAACAGCTCATGCTGGCTTTCACAGGGCTTACCCACGGTTGAGAGAGTGGCATAGAGAAAGAAGTGCCATGGTCAACGATGGTTGGACATACGTAAGGACTCCGATTGGTCGACGCAGACTATTGAGTTACGATGACGCAACAATGAGTGCCTGTGCAAACACACTGATACAAGGAGCTGGTGCAGATATTTTAAAAATTGCTATAGCAAATCTTGGTAAACACATAAATGATAAGTTCAAACCAATAGCTACAGTTCACGATGAACTAATTTTTGAAGCACTGGAAGATAAAGCAGATCAGTACAAGTTGATTTTAGAGACAGAAATGAAAGAGGCTGCCTTGACGGTTCTCCACCACGTACCAGTAAAATGCGATGCTAACGTTGCTGAATCCTGGGCTGAAAAGTAATGTTGACCGTATGGCTGCCTGACTCTAAAGGCAAAGAAGTTTACACCGCTAAAACTGACAGCGGTTATGTCGGTTGCGTAGAAACCAACGAATGTTTCCTAATGACTAACAAATTTTTCGACAAACCGTTGGAAGCAGCTAACGCTGCAAGAAAACTTAAAAAACAAATGAAAGACAAAGGTTCTTTAACGCCCGTAGTTAAAGTAAAACCTGTAAAATCTAAGACAAAATTAAAATCACATGTAAAGTTAACAGGGTGTTTGTACACCCAGTACGACATAGAAGCTATGCCTTTGCTTAGTTTCCAAGAAATTTGGGTTATTACTCACCCTGAGGGGTATGTACGCGACTGTCTAAATAAAAAAAAGAGACAATTAGTTGCATATACACCAGACAGAGAAAAAGCTAAACGTTTTAAAGACCACGAGGAGGCAAGTAGAATTATGCGTACTTTGAAAGGTGTAGTCGGTCCTGGATTTAATCTCAACCGATTTTATATAAAAACAGAACCAAGGTAGACTGACTTAGGTAAGTTAAAAATTCAGGCTTCGGTGTCATGAAAAAGAAAAATGTATACGGCGCAAGAATCGGCGATAATTTTGTACCGGGTGTAGGGTATACCGCAGATTTTATCGATTCTGATGGAGATAACATTGATGATCGGAATCAAAGCGGACCGGGTATGCCGAATGAATTAAAACGTTTGAGAGAAGAGTTTAACAAATTGCCAAGTAAACCTATAATTGACGAAGACACTGTAAGCGACTCACCGATGTCTGAATCAAACGGAAACGGCAGCGGTAATGCTCGTCAGGCCGGAATGTTCATGGGTTTATTACCAACTGAAGTATTTGAAAACATTCGTGGTAGAGGTTTTGGCCTTACATATTCACCTCAACAGCAATCAGGTAAAAAGATTAAATACGGTGGCGGTCCACTAATTAATTTCAACCCGATTATGGCTCAACAAGCGAGCCCTAATATCAGCGTTACTCAGACTTCTACGCCCACAACGATTCAAGAAAGTGGCGCAGGGAGTATATATTCGGGCACTAATACAGGTAACTTCGAAGAGGGTGAGGGTAGTCAGACACAACCAACTGCTAGGGACTTAGATGTCGAAGCAAGCCCTTCGACTAATTACACAACTACAACAACAACTCCCGGTGGTGGAACTTTACCGACTACCGGTGGTGGAACTTTACCGACTACCGGTGGTGGAACTTTACCGACTACCGGTGGATCTGTAACGACGGAGAGTGGTCCAGGAAGTTTATATTCAGGTGTTAATACAGGTAATTTTGAAGAAGGTCCGGGTAATCAGACACAACCCACCGTTAGTGACGTAACTGTGGGTACCGGCGGAACTTTACCGACTACTGGTGGAACTACACCGACTACTGGTGGAACTACACCGACTACCGGTGGAACTACACCGACTACCGGTGGAACTACACCGACTACCGGTGGAACTACCCCGACTACTGGGGGTAATCTTCCATATCAAAAAGCGATGAATCGCTTTATGAAGAGCTTTGATCGCACGGCAGCGGGTGCTGGTTCTAAAAAAGATATAGACCGTTTTAGTGCGAAAGACATACGGACGATGACACAGGCAGGTACGGATGCTGGCGGTAGAGCTAAACAAGTTGCTAAAGACGTCATTGCGTACGCTATGCGCAAACAAGATGATACGGAAATGGGTGCTAAGGCTAAAAAACAACTTAATCAATTAAAAATTTTATTAGGTTCGAAGAAAGAAGATAGGCAAATGCTGGAAGAATTGGAGAAAGGTTCAGATGAGCGTAAAGCCTTGAAAAAAGAGCTTCGTAAAAAAGGCAAGAAAAAGGCAAAAGCATATCTCCAAAAACGCAAAGATGAAAAAAAAGCTAATAAGGATAAGAAAAAGTGATATTAATGAGGTAAAAACTCATGAAAAATTTCTTCAGAGAGTTGAAATTTTGGTTTAATCTCTACCGTGTAGTCAAGCAAATGGATGTTGAGGAGAGAGCAAATCTCCTTAATTTCTCATCAAACGATGTTTACTGAAAAATATCAAGTTTCGTTTACTCGTTTAAATAAAAAAATAAAGCTTGCAGTCACGGCGCAAGACGCTGCCCACGCGCAAGCTCAAGCATTAGATATTACTAGAAGTCTCGAAGCTGATAAATTTGAGCTGGGTTATGGCGAGTGTAAAAATAATTACCTCAGTGATCTGTATAGAAAATTAGCTTACAACGATTTTAGTCACGCAAATTGTTATGAATGGAAAAGTTGTTTTACTAACAATGTGCCGTCTGTATATGGGTTAGGAAAACGATATTATGTGAGACCTTTGATATTAGGTTATTTAGATATACAAAAAGATCAAATTGTAAAAAACACATGTGGTAACAACAAGTGCATCAATCCATACCATAATCATTATTTGCATTTTAAAAATTCAAAATTAGGTGGCGGCGACTTACAAATCGCTCTAGCATTCCGAAGCCAAGGCGTTTGTGTCTCGCAGATTGCCAAGGTACTCAAAGTCCATCGCACAACGATCTACAGAGCCTTAAAAAATGAACGTCTTCTTATTGGGGATAAGGATCACAGGAACGGCGATCCTTGAAGACGGCATAGCCAACGTCATTGCTGAAGCTTTGCCCTCTTCGAACAAACGCGTAACAACCAAAGTCAAGCTCATCCAAAAAACCGATCATTATGTCGGCAAGCTTCTTCAAGATCTTCAAGAGAAACAA